CAGAAACACAACAAAAAGTACAGTTGTAAAAACTGATTTTTATGCTGTGCGCTTATCTAAAATTGCACTCTTGAGTAGGACCAAAATTCCCTTGCGCTGCGCGCAAGTTCTAAAACCTCTCAAGGTGTAATAAAAGTGCGCACAGCAACCCGGTCTTTGCCGGGACGGCCCTGTGCTAGGCCGTAACATGTTTACACGTTGTTAAACAACAACGGAATGTTGAGGAAGAAAAAACATGTAAAATCTTCACCAACAGCATGCCAATGGAGCGAATCGTTAGACGCTCCGTACATGCGCAATTGATAGCCATGCTCGTTAGGATCATCATTATCCGTGTCAGTATTCGCAGCGAAAAAGGGAGAAGTGCGCGTATGCGAAAAACGCTTGTTATAGTAGTAAGGAATTTCGAATTCTAAACTACCGCGATTCGCAACGGAACCACTTTCTCCCGCAGTCAAATTGAACGCGTTGCCATTAGGATTTCCGTTCATAACGAACAAAGTGCTATCGCTCTCATAGCCCAAGCTCTTAAAGCGCATCGATCCACGCCACCCGGCATACATCATCATAATCGCCTCTTGCAAGGCGAAATTGGTGGTTGAAATGTTGGGGCGTAAATGCCATGTGTACGTACCCACGGAGGAAGAAGTACGGTATCGATAGCGCCGCAAGAGTGTCCGCAGGGAGGGGACCGATTCTCCAAAATAAATCAAAGAAGATTTGTCAGTATGAGTTTCGGTAGTATCCCCAATGGGTGCCATAGGTTCGCCACCCTCAGGATTGTTATCCTGAGGCAAACCATCGGCCTCCATGGCGGACTGTGGCTCAACAACTCCATTTGATGAACGAATGGAGAAGGGCTGAAGAGCAAATGTGTCACTAGGTACGATGAATTCCGCATCGGGACCCATGCGCATGAACACATTAATTTCGACATCCTGGGCGAGATCAGGGTCGGGCGAAGTGAGTGGGTTCACCACTGAAAGTGTGAGTCTCCCGTTATGGAAAGCGGGAAGAGTAATTGGACTAACGCCTTTATTGAAATTGGTAGAACCAATATCTAGCGTTTCACACTTCAGCCAAGGCTCGCGCGCGTGCCATTGCACGGGAACCTCAAAATCCCTGTCGGTCTCCAAATCAATAACACGTGAATATTGTTGATTGAAATCACCTGTAGCAGGAGAAATGACGGGATCGTAAGTGACTCTCAACTTGCCACGGTGCATTCCAGAAGCAACGATTTGAAATCGATATATAATGGTTCCGCGCCAGTAGCGAAACATTTGTGAAATGTAAGCTGCTGGCGTCAAGCCGGACCTGTTAGGAAGAACAGTCGAATCGGTTTCGAATTGCCCAGGAGTCACGTTGATCTGCACGAGAGATGAGTTGGCATTGTCAGAATCATTCCACAATGCCGTGTGGAAATACGATTCTTTGCCCACAACGTGGGCAATGGCCATCTCATCTACAGGAGGAAGACCAACAGTTCGAGGATCAACGGTCAATTCACGTTTCACGTCCATTGCAATCGGCATAACAGTCTCGTGTGCATTAGAAACTGCTAAAGATCCCGCCTCGTACTCACGGTACGGAGCAATGTTTTGCAAGACCGCGGGTCGCGAAAAACCAAATGCCTTGGCAACTTTTCCGGCAACAGAAGACGCCAACTCTGTGGCTTTAGCATAGGGAGCAAACATAGGAACGTGGGCTAACGCTCCGGAAGCTCTCTCAATAGCAGAAGCTGTCGCAGAAATGGGATGCTCGGCAAACTCTGATTGAGCCTCGATAGTGGCCGTCGAACGTTGATCATCCTGATTGCGCGATTTGAGCCAATTCCAGTAGTACAAAAGACCTAGGAACATGGTGGAGGCGCAAACGGGAGCTGCAACAGGAGTGATTTGTTCAATGGCAGATTGTCCAACCCAAGTTCCATAAGAATTGGCAGTTGGTGTACAGATCTCGGCATCTTCCATCCAAGCATAAACACGAAACAAGCACTCTCCTGAAGTGGAATTGGCATGTTTCAACGTGTTAAACGTATTGAATGTTAAAGTACCCATATCTGACACGGCTGTGGAATTGGTCAAATCTAGCCAATTCTCGGGACAAAAGAAAGGTAGTGTCATCTCACCACCCTCTCCTTTGGTTGGATCAAGAAAAATGTGCGGTAATTGAGACAGCTGCATGCGATAGGCTTCAGACAAAGTGTTCGCGCGAGAGAGAACGCTACGGTCGTACCGGGGTTCATAGGCCATGATAATACGGCCAAACAGAAAAGGATTACCGGTTATCATCGCTCTGACTCGCAAATGCCCGCGAATGTGCTTAAAGCCCTCGATACGACGCCTTACCAAAGCGTCATCGAGAAAAGCTGACCACGGATTCAAATTGATGCTAAGATTGGCTCCCAAAGCCACCTGTGTGCTATAAATTTCGACAGGACGTTTAAGAAAATCTCCTAACGAAACATCGTGAGAACCACCAGTGTTGTATGTTTCATCAAAAGTGGATGTCACATGAGTACCCGTGGGTTTATCAGCATGAGAGAAGACCACTGTTCCAACGCGCTGCTGAGACGCGCTGGTGGGGTCGTATGATACAATATCTACATTGGAAGCGACACAACTATGTAATGGTACGGCAAAGGTGTCACTAATACCGTCCACGTGTAATATGCAATGTACGATGTGCAAGCCTTATGTAAGAATACATATTACAATAATCAAACAACGGGTATCCAATACACAAACGTGCCATTTTGGTTTATCTAAATTGTACGGTGGCACCCGCACAGAGGGACTCAGTATTTAACGCCCTGACCGAAGGCGGGAAGCTGGAAATTACGTGCTAGGTTCGATCATCGAACAATGTGAAGCGTGTAAATTTCTGCACATGTGAGAAATTCCGGCTTCCAAACAAATGCGCTGCATAGTTTTCTGGCGCTGGAGGAAAATTTCCTCTCCATGATACGCCCACTCGCGCAACGCCCCATCAACATTGATGGCGGCAGCTTCTTCAGGAGTTACGTGCTGAGATTTGAGCACGGACAACAAACTCTTGACAATGGACTTTTCGTTCAACTTACCAACCCGATAATTAAGACCAGGTATATCGGAAGATGTGCGCTGCAAGAAAACGACCCCATCACCATTCTTCAAAAATTTGGTGCCAACAGAGTCCTTAATTCCAGGCGTCAAGACCATCCCGTACTTAGCCATATAATCACGCATGGTGATAAAATTGAACCGACGAGCATAGAAGGATACGGTATTCACGAAATCATCTCCATAGTTTATGTGGGAAACATACCGTCGAAATGCTCCGGGCTTTGAATTGGGATATTGCGAAAAGTACGCACATCGATTGATCAAACTATTGTCCAAAGAATTTATGATCACTGTCACCGGGATTCCTGAAGGAGTAGAACCGTCCAAGTGATAGACTTCACCGTTGAAATTCACCAAAGGAGATACCAAATCCTCCACCATAGTACTCATGATAAACAAATCAGTGGCGGTATAGGATCCAAGAGCGGCAATCTCCATCATGATTCGATATGAAAATCTGCTCAACTCGGGATTCTTTCTCAAATCATATTTGGAATGATCACCATCAAAATAATTCGAAAACCGCTCCAAATGACTCATAATCGCCTCCCAGTCTTCGCTTAAGCAATTGATACCAACAGCGCATTCACTGCGCGCGGTAAGCATCTGAATTACTCGACAAACAGGGGTGAAATACATTCTAACCAATATCGTACAAGAAATCTCAGCGACCATAAAAAGTCGCACCTTCTCCTTTTCGACTGGTGTTGGCTCGTCTTTCGGAGTCGCGTTGAAAAGCCAATTAACACGTTCTCCCCTGCGAAGTCGTGCTAGAGCCAATTCAACACTCAACTTAACTTCATCAAGGAAATCTTTCTTTATGTTACCAGTGTCAGGATCGATGTACTCAGTGACCCAACTTTTCTTCCCACCTGGGAAATTTATTCCCATGGAGCTGGACCAATTCATGGAATCGATGAAACGAACTCCAGGTATTCCATTAAGAACCTCATCCCACGTGAGGGGACGGAGATGCTCTCGC